AGATGATCTGACAGCAAATATTGATACCTTTATTGATTTAGCTGAAACAAGACACGCAAGAGATTTACGCATTAGAGAAATGGAAGCTGTAAGCACTTCTATTACGACAGTTGCAGGTACGCAATCTTATGATTTACCAACAGGATATTTGGAACTACGATACGCAATGTTACAAACATCACCGTACACTATGTTGCAATACATGACTCCTGCTGATTTCTTTCGTGTGTATAACGAAGGTGAAGGCAATGGATTATCCGTTTACTATACAATTGTTGGTAAGCAAATTTATTTAGGTCATACACCTGATAGTGCAAATGTTTTAGAGTTAGGTTTTTTTCAACGAGCAACAGCACTATCATCATCAAATACAACAAATGATATATTAACAAACTTTCCTGATTTGTATTTATACGGATCACTTGCAGAAACTTCACCGTTTCTTATGCAAGATGAAAGATTAGCTGTATGGTCATCATTATACAAAGAAGGAGTTAGAACAGCAAACGAGTCAGCACAGAGAGGTCGTGTATCGGCAGCTCCGTTGCAAATGTCAGCTAGAAGGGTTGTATGATTGAGTTTGGACAACTGTTGGCAGACTTACCAACATTAAAAAATGGTGGAGCAACAAAAGTTGATAATGTTATTCCTTTAGCAAAAGGTTACAAAAGCATTCCTGGTTTTACTGCATTAAGTGGTACAGGATTAACTGGAACACCAGTTGGATTATTTACAAGTTTTTCTGCGTCTGGCACAACAAATTATGCAGGTGATAATGGTAAGTTATATCAAATGGATAGCAACCTTGTCTTTCAAGATAAAAGTAAAGCAGGTGGATATAGCGGATCAACAACAGCAGGTAGTAGAGATTTTTGGAGCTTTACACAATTTGGTGCAAACATTCTTGCAACAAATGGTGCAGACAATATACAAAAGTTTGAAGAAGGAACTGATACAGCTTTTTCAGATCGTGTAACATTAAAAGCAAAATATTTAGCAATAATAAGAGATTTTGTTTTTGCAGGTTTTACAACTGAATCAAGTGTTACTTATCATCAAAGAGTTAAATGGTCTGGACTAAATGATAGTTCAACTTGGACTCCTAGCCAAGCAACACAATCAGGTTTTCAGGATATTGTTGGTACACATGGATCAGTACAAGCAATAGTTGGTGGCGAAAGCTTCGGCATTATATTTATGGAAAGAGCAATCTATCGTGCTGATTATGTCGGTACACCTCTTATTTTCTCCTTCAATAAGATTGCTGATAATGTCGGTGCTTTTGCTCCTAGGTCTGTTGCATCATTTGGTAATCAAATATTCTTCTTGGCACAAGATGGATTTTATAAATTAACAGGTGGTCAGCAGCTTACACCGATAGGTAATGGTAAAGTTGATGAATTCTTTTTTAATGATATTACATCTAATCTTGAAGGTGTAACTTCAGCGATAGATCCCAACAACAGCATTGTTGTATGGTCATATCGTGGTGATGGTGCAACTGGAACAGATTTTATTAATAATAAATTATTAATTTATAATTATTCTACTGATAGATGGTCAACTGGATCAGGTCAGGATTTAACATTTGTGCAAAGTGCATCGCAAGAAGCATTCAATACTTTAGAAAGTTTAGATGTTCTTGGCACACTAGATGGTTTACCTAGATCACTTGACTCTTTCTTTTATGATGAAGGAGTAATAGGTCTTGCAGGTTTTAATTCAGAAAAAAAGTTTGGCAAGTTTCTTGGAGCTTCGCTATCAGCAACAGTTGATACAGCAGAGTTTGAAGGAGTTGACGGAAGAAGAAGCACAATAATAAATGCAATACCAATTGTTGATGCAAATGGAGAAGATACAACAATAACTGTAACTCCAATCCATAGACCATCACAAGCAAATGCAACAACAACTGGAACAGCAATTACACAGAATACATCTGGTAATTGTCCGCTTCGTACAACAGATCGCTATCACAGACTTCGTGTAAGTGTAAATGGTAATTTTACCAATATGCTTGGAGTTGATGTAGAAGCTAGACCAGAAGGAAAAAGATAATGAAAACAGTAAAAAAAGTAATCAAAGGATTAAAGAAAGCATCTAAGTTACATAAAAAACAATCGGTAATGCTGAAAAAACATTTATCTAAGTTAAAGAAAAAGAAGAATGGCAAGTAACCAGTTTCTTAATGTGCCTTTAACAATGCCTGACCAGGCACAGCATTTAAGATTAGTTAGTACAACTTTAAATAATGTTATGGATGGCAAAATAAATAGCACAGGTGAGATTACACTTACCGCCAGTGCAACATCGACAACATTAACAGATGCCAGAATTGGTGGTGATAGTGTTATTGTTTTTATGCCTACAACAGCAAATGGTAAAACAGCAGAAAATAATTTATTTGTTTCTGCAAGAGCTAGTGGAACAGCAACATTAACACACGCAAGTTCAAGTAATAATGATCAAAATTTTGCGTACATTATCATTGGATGATTGTTAAAGTACCAAAAGAAGATATAGATTTTGTTTGGAAAGATTGTAAATCATTTTTAGAAAAAGCTATAGATGATACCTACACATTGGATGATATATATGAAGGTATAAAACAAAATTCTTGTCAGCTTTGGATTAGTTGGCAAGGTGGTGTGGAAAGTGCTGTAATAACAGAAATAGTACGATACCCACAAAAAAAAATATTACGATACTTCCTCGCAGGAGGTAAAAACTTAGGTCATTGGTTGACCGACATACAAACTAAAATAGAAGATTTTGCTAAACGCAACAAGTGTGATGCTGTTGAAGTAGCAGGTCGCAAAGGATGGATTAGAAAACTACATGGTTATAATCAACCAGTTTTTATTATTAGGAAAGATTTATGAGTAAAGGTAGTAACCCAACAAATGTCACAACGACAACATCGCAAGAGCCAAGTGAATTTATAAAACCATATTTTCAACAGGCAATAGATTATGGACAAGATTTATTTGAGTCACAAACTCCACAATTTTTTCCAAAAGCAACATACACAGGTTTTGCTCCGCAGACAGAAACAGCTTTACAATTAGCACAAGCAAGAGCAATACAAGGTAATCCGTTGCTTGGATCTGCACAAGGTGAAGTAAATAAAATATTACAAGGAGATTACTTATCTCCAACATCTAATCCGTTTTTACAAAATGTTGCAAATCAAGTTGCTGATAATGTTACAAGCCAAGTGCAATCACAGTTTACAAGAGCAGGTCGTTTAGGATCTGGTGCAAATCAAGAAATATTAGCAAGAGAATTAGCAGATGCACAAAACAGATTATTCTCAGATAATTTTGCAGCAGAAAGACAAAGACAGTTTGATGCCGTCC